CTTCAGCGTCAAACGGTGATGATTTTACTTTATCAACAGGATCCTCACGAACCTTCATAGCCAGCACAGATGACAATTCTATAGGAGTTCCACCTGATTGTGTTTTGGAACTTCAGATTAAAGAATCAATCAATAGTGGTTACATAAGAGTCGGAACCCTGTGTGATTTCAATAACCCAGTTGGTGTTGTAACAGCAAGAGGGGCTGGAGATTCTACATTTAGAGTCGTTAAGTCTGCAACTGCTTTAGCCATTGAGGTTCTCTTTGATTAAAAGAAAGCGCAAACTAAACCCTATGCAGTCTAAGTTTGTAGACTTGATGGCTCGTGGTTATCACGAAGGCAAAGACCCTACCAAAATGACAGTTCTTGATGCGTTTACCTTAGCAGGTTACAAGCCTGACAACGGTAATGCACATCGCCTATACAGAGAACTTAAAACAATAATCAAAGAAAAAAGAGATGAATTGGTTGATGACAACCAAGTTGCTACTTTAGCGACCAAGATTATAGAAAACATTATGGTAGATCCTGAAATACGTCCTGAAATAAGACTTAAAGCTGCTCAAGACGTACTTCATCGCACAGGACACGACAAACCCAAAGAAGTTAATCTTAAACAGAGTGTATCTGACTTGTCGGATGCAGAACTCGATGAACAACTATCAACTCTGATTGAATCATCTACTAATGTCTCAAAACTTAAACAAGGCTGAAAAGCAAAAGCTTCTTGCTTTAATGCAAGAAAAAGAAGAAAGAAAACGGTACAACCAACTATTTGATTGGAAACCGTATGGATGGCAAGAGATACTAGCTAATGCTACGCTTGAAAACAATCAATGCTTAGCAATGGCAGGTAACAGGGTAGGTAAAACCTACACAGGAGCCAGGATTACGGCTTGTCATCTGACAGGTAAATATCCTGATTGGTGGAGGGGTAAAAGATTTTCTAGACCTATTACTGCATGGGCAGCAGGTGCTAGTACAGTAACAACAAGAGATATTTTACAAAAAGAGCTTTTAGGTGATCCTGTAAATATGAACCTTAGAGGCTCTGGAGCAATACCAAAAGACTGTATTGTTGATGTAGTAAGAAAGCCACAAATTCCAAATGCAGTAGAAAGCATAGTGGTAAAACATCATAATCCTTTTGGTGTAGTAACAGGTGAGTCTGTGCTTTCTTTTAAGTCCTATGAAATGGGCGAAGAAAAGTTTATGGGTTCATCGTTAGACTGGGTATGGCTTGATGAGCAACCAGCACAAAATATATACACCCAGTGTCTGACTAGAACATTGGATAAAAGGGGTTTTGTAATGATGACCTTTACCCCTGAAAGCGGCATGACACCTGTCATCAACCAGTTTATGACTGACAGGAAAAAAGGACAGTTTTTAATACAAGCAGGATGGGATGAAGCACCTCATCTTAATGAAGATACTAAAGAGCAGATATTGGCTCAGTATCTTCCAAATGAAAGAGAAATGCGTACAAAAGGACAACCTGTATTTGGACGCGGTATGGTTTTTCCTTTTTCTCTTGAAAAGATTGTAATAGAGGATTTTGAAATACCAGCAAGTTGGCCTAGAATTTGTGGTATTGACTTTGGATTTGATCACCCTACAGCAATTGTTTGGGGTGCTATCAATCCAGAAAGCGGTGCATTTTATGTGACTGACGAATACAGAGAGTCGCGTCAGACCGCAGTAGAACATTGCATAGCACTTAGAGCAAGAGAACACCAGCCGCCTATAGCTTGGCCGCATGATGGGAATAGAACATTTGATGGTGGTAGCTCTATGGCAGAGCAATACAGACAAGAAGGAGCAAACTTTTTACCAGAGCATTTTACAAACCCACCTGACATATCTCAGACAAAGGGTGACATAAAAATATCTGCTGGTATCACTGCAATGACTAGGGCAATGCAGAAAGGTTTGTTCAAAGTGTTTAGAAGTTGTCATATGTGGCAACAAGAGTACGGGACTTATCACTTTGGTGATAATGGTAAGATTGTAGATAAAGAAGATGACTTGATGTCAGCAACTCGATATGCTTTCCAAAGCCAGAGATTTGCACAATCATCTAATGAGAAGCAGTTTCTCAGACCTTGGGAACGTAAAGAAACAACTACACATGACTGGATAATATAATGGCAGTTTCAAATAAAGAGCTAAATACAGTTATAAACTCTTACGAAGATAATGTTTCTGATCATATGGACAGTGATGCTGCTCAAACTAGAGCAGACCTTATCGACTTTTACTTAGGTGAACCCTACGGTAATGAGCGTGATGGTTATTCTAAGATAGTTACTAGAGAAGTTTATCAGACTGTAGAAAACATAAAGGCTGACGTTGCTGAACTTTTTATAGCAGATGATGAGACAGTAAGGTTTGAGCCAGAAGGCCCAGAAGATGTGTTAGGCGCACAACAAGCTACAGACTACATAAGATACGTGTTTTACAGACAAAACGATGGCTTCAGTGTCATTCTTGATTCGCTTATGGACGGCTTGTTACAGCGTCAAGGTGTAATTAAACGCTGGCGACACATGGAAGATACAAAGACAAACCATACGTTTGAAAACGTGTCACAAGATGCTTTTGCAGTATTGATGGCAGATCCTGAAGTAGAGATGGTAGAGTTTGAAGAAATACTAGAAGAAGATACAGGATTTTTATATTACAACGGCAAGTTGATTAGAACTAAAGAATATAGCGAAACTAAAGTAGAAGTCATAGCTCCTGAAAACTTTGCAATTGATCAAAATGCAGTAAAAATAAAAGATGCCCGATATGTTAGGCAAAGGGATCTTGTTACAAAAAGTGATCTTCTTGACATGGGTTTTGCCTTAAAAGACATTGAAAAAGCATCAACAAGTTCTGGTTATGACGAATATGATTCTCCAGAGCGTGTTGCAAGAAACTTTGACGGTGATTACGATCAAGACGATGACAACGCGGTTACACCAAGATATGACCTCCATGAAATTTACATGCGTTATGATCGCAATCAAGATGATCACGATGAGTTAGTGAAAGTTTGTCGTGTCGGTAACGTCATAATGAATGTCGAAGAAGTAGATGAAATACCTTTTGAGATATGGACACCTATTAGGATGCCTCACAAACTCACAGGTTTGTGTCCTGCTGATGCCGCAGCACCTTTACAGAAAGTAAAAAGTCAGTTGTGGAGAAACCAGCTAGACAATCAGTACAATCTTAATAATGGTCGCCCTGTAGTTGTAGAAGGACAAGTTGACCTTGATTCTGTGATGAGCAGTAAACCTGGCGCACCCTACATCGTTAAACATCCAAACGCTATTTCGTTTCCACAGCAACCTGCTTTTGGTCAGCATACATACAACATGATGGGTATTGCTGATCAAATGTTAGAGCAGAATGTAGGATCAACCGATAACTCTATCAGCCCTGACATCTTACATGGTAATACTGCCGCAGGTGCAGTAAGTCAGGTTCTTTCTAAGCGTCAAGCAAGAGTAAGATTAATCGCTAGAGAGTTTGGTGAATTTTTACGCAAAGTCTTTATGGGCATCTACGAACTTGAAATAGCTTTTGCAGATGATCGTAAAATATTCAGATTAGACAATCGTTTTGTAGAAGTTGACCCTAGAGATTGGAAGGCTAGAAACGATGTAACAGTCTTAGTCGGTTTAGGTAATGGATCAAAAACTGAGCAATTGTTTCACATGCAACAAACTATGGCAGCACAACAAGCTATGATTAGTTCTGGTGGTATGGGTATTACTGTTACACCACAGCAGATCGTGCAGTTGCAAGAAGATATGGTAAGACTGTATGATAAAAGTGCAAACGGAAGATACTTTACGCAACCTCCTATGGAGTTTACAGGCCAACCTCAACCGCAGGAGCCTAGCGTACAAGAGCAGGCAGTAATAGCACAGATTCAATTAGAGCGAGAAAAACTTGAAATAGAAAAAGCTGAACTTGCAATAAAAGAACAAGAGTTCTTACTGAAAGTTAAAGAGCATGAAGATGAAAATGAATTCAAGATAGCTGAGTTGAATTTGGAGGCAAGAAGTGAGCGACCAGTTAAGATTGGTAACTAGTTTAGAAAGTGAAAAATCTGAGGTAGATGAAAAATATAGAGTAGCATGTGGAGCAGCAAGATTGATAGAAGATGAGGCTGTTCAATATATTTTTCAGGAAATAGAAGAAAATTTGTACAGGGCTTTTTCTGGAGTTCAAACACCTGAGCAGGGTGAAGCACTTTGGAGAGAGGTTAAAGTAGTAAAAGCACTAAGAGAGAACTTGGAGTGGTATGCAAACCAAAGAGAAACCCTCGGAAAAAAACTTCGAGGATAAAAAAGAGTATTATATCGTATCTGATGATTTAATTAACTGGATGCGTGGCGTAGCTTATACTAAGCTTACGTTAGAAGAGGTCAACGGTTTTTCTGAAGAGTTGTTCAATGCACCAACTTTTCAGCAATACCTTGATATGCAACAAAAGAAACCAAAAATTATCACTAACTAGGACAACGCATAGCGACCCTAAAGGATAAATGTAATGAGTAACGAGAACAACCCTACGGACTTCTCAAGTAACGACCCAATAACAGAAGCTGCTGGACTAGAAGCAGTGTTGGGAATGATCAACCCTAAAGAATTAGGACAAGTTGAACAAGATTCTGTTGACGAAACCGAGTCAGAAATCATTGAAGATAATGATAATTTTGACGGAGTGGGTGAAGAGCCTGATCAAACTGATGACATTGAAGCATCGGAAAGTGATGAAGCTGAACCTATTAGCGACATCGAGCTTGATGATACGGAGTATGAATACTTAGTTTCTGCCAAACAATTTTTGAATGATAATGGTCTTGATGACATTGACAAGATAAAAAGCGGCATACTGATGCAAGGCGATTATACGCGCAAGACGCAGGCATTGTCTGAAGAGCGAAAAACATTTGAGTCAGAGCGTGATCAATCTCTACAAAAAGCAGCAGAAATGCTGGAGGTTGCTCAAGCCATGGTATACGGTCAGAGGCCAACCCATACAACTCAAGAGTTAGTAGCTTTGAAAGACTCAGATCCTTTAGCTTATGAACAAGCTTTAGAAGCTAGGGTTCTTTATGAACAGAAACAAAGTGAAATTGACGAAGTAGCAAAGAATGTGACTGCTCAATATCAACAGCAGCAACAGGAAAAGCTACAGACTTATACTAATGAGCAAGCGCAATTGTTAGTACAGCTTGAGCCAGGTTTTGCAGATGAAACCATAGCTCAAGAAAAAGTCAGTGTTATGAATGAATATTGGCAAAGTATTGGGGGTAGCCCTGAGACTTTGGCTAGTGTGAATGATGCAATGGCTTTAAAAGTGCTACATGATGCTGCTATGGCCAATAGCGCACAGAAACAAGTTTCTAAAACTAAAGAGCCTAAAAAGAAAGCTGCTTCTAAAACTGTGATAAGAAAAGGAGCGTCTAAGAGTCGAGCGCAAAAACAGGCTGCGGCTGCTAAAGAAAAACGAGCTAGATCTATTAACAAAGATGGTTCGATTGACAAAAGAGCGGCTGTGGATTTAATTCTTGATTCTTTTAATAGGTAAATTATCATGGCTACAATCACAGGTACAAGTGCCGCAGCTTTAGATGCTGCTGGTGTAAAAAACATCCGAGAAGACTTAGGTGACGTTATTTATAACGTGACTCCTTTCCAAACTCCGTTTACTTCTGGTATCGCACAAGTTGCTGCAACTAACGACAACCATGAGTGGTTAACTGACACTTTACGTGATGCGGTTACAAACAACGCACGTATTGAGGCTGATTCTAGTGATCAACCTACTGCTACAACTGGCAGTCGTCAGCGTATTGGCAACCAAATTCAGATTGCTTCTGAAGTTGCTGTCGTTACTAAGAAAGCAGAGTTTTTAGATCGTGCTGGCGTTCCTGGTAAAGAAATGGCTTACCAGTTATTAAAGCGTGGTAAAGAACTACAAATGGACGTTGAAAAGCAAATGTTGCAAGCCACTGCTACAAAAGTAGCTGCTGCTTCTGGCACTGCTGGCGTAAGCGGTTCATTTGGTACTTATATTGTATCTAACCAAGCTTTTGGTGGTGATGGTTCTGCTAACGCTGGCAACAGCGGTGTTGGTGATGGTTCTACTGCTCCTTCTTTGGGTAGCAATGGCAACATTAGCCAAACTACGTTTGACAACTTGCTTGACTCAATTTGGAATGGCTCAGGTGATTTCAGTGACCTTAAAATAATGGCTCCTGCGGCACAAGTTCAGCAAATACGTTCTTTGAAAGGTGTTTCTGACGATGTTAATACAGATGCTGCAACAGGTGAAATTATTGGTCGAGTTGCTGTTTATGTATCTCAGTTTGGCCCATTAGCCGTAGTTCCTAACAAGCATGTTGAAGCAAACACAGTTTTCTTAATCGACATGTCTACTTGGGCAATGGCAACAGCAGGTGGTCAAAAAATCCACACTACTGAATTGTCAACTTCTACTTCTGCTGAAAAACAACTTATGGAAACATACTACTGTTTAGAAGCAAGATCAGAAGCTGCCAATGGTGCTTACTACGATATTTCTTAATATCGAAACTGGATTAGGGGGCTTTGCCCCCTTTTCCCTAACTAGAGGAAAATATTATGCCAATGGGTAAAGGTACATACGGAAACACTCGCGGTCGTCCTGCAATGACAGTTAAGAAAAAGAAAAAGAAAAAAATGAAAAAAGGTAAGAAGTAATGAAAAAGAAACCTCTTACTAAAAAACAAAAAACTTTGCCAAAATTTTTGCAAAAAAAGATAATTGCAAGTAAGGCTAAGAAGAGGAAGAAATAATGGCTGAGCTTACAAAGCGTCAAAAAAATACTCTAGATAAACACAAGAAGCATCATACAGCCAAGCACATGGCTTTCATGCGTAAAGAAATGAAGAACGGTTCTACCTTCACAGCAGCGCATAAAAAAGC